ACTTCCTTCGCGGTCTGGCTCTTGATCCACGCTGCCGTCTTGCGCAACGTGCGTCGCCACGCGGCCCGCATCGCGTTCGGAGTCAGCCCATGAAGAGCCGCCGTCACCTCACGGATGTCGATCTCGACTTTCAGGTCATCCATATGCGCTATTGGAGAATGAGGACGGTCCAGCCCGTGCCGTCCGGCTTTGCCTCGAGCACGCGATACCGTTCGCCGCTCGCGACCAGGACGCTGCCTTGCCGGACGTTCGTGGCATCGCGGTCTCGCAGATGGAACACGGGCGCAACCAGTTGCGTGCGCTGGCTGCCGAGATCCGGCCCGAGCCACGGCGATGCGAACATCCCTTCGACGGGCCGGCCGTCGATCGTGATGTCCGCGTCGCCGAGATCGCGCAGCACCGCAGCGTCGACGTCCGCAACCAGATCCCGGAACGCCATGTCACGCCTTCAACTTGACGATCGCCTTCGGGCGCGTGCACAGGTGGATCGGGTTCGACTGCGCCTCGATCTCGACGCCCTTGCCGAAGTCCATCAGCTCCTGCTTCGCGTAGTACGGCAGACCGGTTGTGTTGACCGCCTCGACGTAGTCGGCCGGCGCGAAGCGCGTGATGAACAGATCCGGCACCCCTTCGGGCACTGCATGCGCCTCATTGTCCGCGACGTAACCGACGTCACCGACCCGGCCGCGATAGCGTTCGAACGTGCACCCGCCGATATCGAACGCGTCGCGTGTGTCGCCGCGCAGCGACGCCGCCATCGCGGTCGCGAGATACGTTTCCTTCACGGTCTTGAGGACGATCAGCTTGTTCCAGAACGCGCGACCGCAGAGCACTCGCACCCCCGTGTACGTCGTCGCACCGAGCGCGTCTTCGATCGCATCCTGCACGAGCTGGCACTTCTGACGGATTTCCGTGCCGGCCGCATCCAGTTCGAACGGAATCGCCGTCTGCTCGATTCCGAAGTACTTCAGCAGGTCGATCAGCACCGTTTTGCCGTCCGCATCCAGCACCGCGCCCTTGATCGCGCCAATCCGGTGGAATTCGTGCGTCGCGTCGAGCTGGCGGCGCATCTTCGCGAGGCGGCGATTCACCACGGTCTGCAGCGCCTCCAGCTCGGTTTCCGAACCGAACGCCCGCAGATTCTGGATCTCGTCCGCTTTGATAACGCCGCGCTGCGGCAGGTGCACGGTATTGAACGGGATCATGTTGCGCTTGCTCCCCGCAACAACGGCGGCCGGGGAGCCGCGCTCGCCTGCGCCGACGAGCGACAGCGTATCGCCATCGCGCTCGATCTGAATCGTCGTCGTCGTGATACCGTCCTCCTCGAACAGGCCGAGCGTGCCGATCCGGCCGGGCACATACGGCTGCTCGTTGATTGCCGCACTCAGGGACGACAGCGAGAATGCATCGTCTTGAAACAGGGCGATGTCCGCCATACAACCTCCAACTTGAAGAATGGATACAAAAAAGGCCACGCGCATTGCGTGGCCTTCGAAGACATGAACCGCGATCAGCGGATGATTACGTGGCGCTCGGCGAGGTCGGCTCGGCCAGCAGTGTCCAGACCAGTGAGCAGACCGCCGACCGCCTCGGCGAGCCGCACGATGCCCGTCGCCGGACGCGGCGCATCAGACGCCGCCAGCGGCGCGTACAGGATGGCCGCTGCGACTTCCGAACCGTCGTTCGCCGTGTTCAGGTACGGCGCATATTCGCCGGTGCCGGTCACGCCGAGCACCTGGCCGGCCGGCAGCGCCGGGCCAGCTTTGACGATGAGGGGTTCACGGGAAATCTGCCCGTTACCCTCCGACACAAGAAATTCAGCGGGCAGCACGCCCTGTTGCTTCGCATTCGACATGTGATTCCCCTCCTCGGGTTACGTCAAAGTTACTTGCCGCCCTTGCGAGCCGCGTAGATGGACGCCGCACGCGGCGCACGCGCGTCGACCTGCGGCGTGTTGGATGTCCCAGGTACGGGACGGTTGGTGATGCTCGGCTGCGACGCTGTCACGCGCTCGAACAGCCGCGCGCGAACCTGATCGGGCGTCAGGCCGTCCGACACGAAGCCAGCGGTCAGCTCCGTCAGGCTCGCGGCCAGACAGATGCCTGCAATGTCCTGCGCGCTGCGGATCGCAGCATCGACCGTCGCGCGATCGCGCAGGCCCGTCGACAGCACGATGCCCTCGGCGCAGTGCTCGATCCGCGCGTCGCGGCATGCGGCATACACGTGCGAAGCGAGCGCCGTAACGTCCGGCGTCGCCGACGGCGGCGGCGGCGGCGGCGGCGGCGGCGGCGGCGGCGCAGGATCGGCCGGCGGATTCGGAGGCGGCACCTCGCCGTCGTTCTCCAACACCGCGCGAATCTCTGCCGGTACTGCTGAGAAGCGTGCAGCGAGCCGCGCAGCGCCCGCGTACGCGGCGATGCTGATCGGCTCTTCGATGGAGTCGCAGAAGCCCTGCTCCTTCGCCTGCGATGCCGTCAGCCAGGTCTCCGCGTTCATCATCGCGCGCACATCGTCTTCCGACAGACCGCTATGCTGGACATACGCCGCGAGGATGTTCGCCCCCGTGCTGTCGAGCAGATCCGCGAGACGACGGAAGTCCTCGGCCTCGCCGGCCGCGACCGTATGCGGGTTATGGATCATCAGCATGGCATTCGACGGCATCACGATCGTGTCGCATGCCATCAGGATCAACGATGCGGCCGACGCGGCGACGCCGTCGACGCGGCCGGTTACCTTGCCGGCATGCCGACGCAGCGCGTTGTAGATCGTGAATGCGTCGAACACGTCACCGCCCATCGAGTTGATCGCGACGACGATCGACGTTGCCGTCGCCGCCACCTCGTCGAGCTTCGATGCGAACAGATCCGCGTCGGTGCCCCAAAATCCGATGTCACCGTAGATCCGAATCTCGGCAACCTTCTCGCCGTCCGCACTTGCTTGCGCGCGGATGTCCCACCAACGTTTCTTCCCTTTCATTCGCCATCCCCTTTAAATGCGTCACCCGTGCCGTCGAGCGGATCGAGCGTGTCATATCGAATCCCGAGCCGGCGCTCCCGCGCGAGATCGTCCGCGTTCTCGCGGTCGACTTGCTCCGGATCGTCCCCACGCGAAAGCACCGCACCGGACCGGCTTGCCAACCCGGAGCGGATTTCCATGCGCTTCGCCGTGACGTCCTGCACGGGATGGATGTACGGCCAGCCCTGCGGCACCCACCGCACACGCAGATACGCGCGCCGGTTCCGGTAGTAGTCCGGCATCGGCATCGCACCCGACAGCGCGCACGCATCGACCCACCAGCGCCAGACCTTGCGGCAGAGCTGGTGGATAAGTACGTTCCACTGGATCTGTTCGATCGATCGCCGAAACTCGTTCAGGATCACGCGCAGCACGCGATCGCTCACGTCGCGCAGATCGCCCGTCATGACTTCGTACGGCATGCCGACCGACGCCGCAGCCGCCATAAGCTGCTGGCGCATGAACGGGCCGTAGTCAGTTCCCGCACCGGGCGGCGCGGCAAATGTGACGCCCTCGCCTGGAGCCAGCTCCTGCATGCTCCCCGGTTCGAGCGACACGACCGGCGAGAAGCCGTCAACGTCGTACTGCGCTGCGCCGCCCGTGACTGGATCTCCCGGAAACCCCGGCTCGGTGGGCGGCTTCGTGATGAACCCGGCAAAGAGATTGCTGACCTCCTGCCGAAACAGCACCGCGTCATCGAAGTTGTCCAGCGACTTGAGCCGCAGCAACACCGTCGACAGCTCGGGCACGCCGCGCACCTGGCCGGGCCGAAGCGCGAGAAAGACGTGCGCAATCTCGTCGGCCGGCACGCGAACGGTCTGCATGTTGGTCATCGACGCACGCCCGTACTCGCCGGGATGGCGCTTCAGCAGGTGATACGCAACGCGTCGACCGTCCGCGTCGAACTCGACGCCGTTGATGATCTCTCCACCGCCCGGCACGATCTCGTTCTTCTCCATCGGCAGTAGATCGCCTTCGAGAAGCTGGATCTGCATCGGGACCGCCAAGCCGTCGCGCGGACTGCGTAGCCGTCGACGCACCAGCACCTCGCCGTCGCTGAAAAACGCGCGTGCGGCGAGCGTTTGCAATCCGGCCAGGTCGAACAGCTCGTCCGCGTCGATTTCCTCCCCGCTGTCTTCCCAAAGTTGCTTTTGCATCTTGCGCACAGCGTCGTTCGGATGCTGCGGATGCGCTTGTATGCCGTTGCCGATCGTGTTCGAGACGAGTCGTGCGATCGCCGTTTTCGCCCACGGGTCGTTGCGGATCGCGTCGCGAGCGCGAGACCGCATCAGCGGCAGGTTTTGCACCGCCGCCGCATTCGGTCCCGCACTCGATACCCGCCACGACTTCGCGCGCGCTCCGACCGTGCTCGCCGATTCGTAGGCCGCCGCCTTCAGCCGCGTCGGCACCACGAATCCGCGCTGCGCGAGTGACGGATAGCCGCGCCTCATCGCACACCCTTGCCGGCGTGGCGAATCCGGACGATCGACGAGCGTCCTGCCGCGCCGTTCAGGTCGCGAATGATCTCGGTGCGGGCATCGCGCAGCTCGGCGATCGAGCGATAACGCACGCGCCGATCGGCGTACTGCACCTCCAGCTCGCCCTTAGCGATCGCGGCTTGAATACGATCGAGGTCAGCACGTGTGTAAGCCATGAAAACTCCTCTACCTACGGTTCAGATACGACGACCGCCCAACCCGTCGCACAGGCTGGCGGACAGTTCGTGGCGGCAGCATTGGCCTTGATTCGAGTGGCGGCCGCGCTGGTGCGGCAGGCACTGCCTCGGCCGGCGTCTCGCCCGCAACAGCATCGGTCGACACGTCGCCGCCGCCCTCTCCATGCGCCGGCGATTCGGGCGCACCCGCTTCGACTTGCCGGAACAGATCGTCACGCTCGAGGTTGCCCTGCAGGGTTTCCCATTGAATGGCTCTCCAGCGCGGCAGGCCGACAAACCAAGAGGCGGCCATGTTGTAGACCATCAGATCGAGTACCTCATTGCGCGCCGACTTGGGTTTCCACCATTCGCGTTTCGCTTTGCCACCGATCCACTTCGTAACAAGCCGCTCGGCAGTCAACTGATCGAAGAAGTCGCCCGCCAGCTCAGGCGAGAAGTGGACGCGATGCGCTCCTCGCCCTTCAAGCCTCAACCATCCCGCGAGCTGCTCCTTGGCAGCGAACGTGCCGATCGGATACATGTGCGCGCCGTT